CTCAATTCTGTGTCCACTTTCGCAGACAAATTCATACATTCTTTTCATTCAATTCCTCGTAGGCTCGTTCGCTGACCTCTCTCAAGGTTTTCAGCCAAGTCAAAATGGAAAGTTCTCCTTTGCGGAACTGCAAAGTCTTTTCATCAGGAATTACGCTTATATTATTGAGTGACTCTATCATATTGTCAATATCAATAATTAAATCCTTCCATCCATCCATCCCCATCATTTCAAATCGGCTGGAGTAATATTTGTCAAGTTCTGGGGTCATAAAATTCATCCAAGTAATCAGCTAGTTTTCTTAAGATTTCAGAATTATCTTTAGCATTTCCTAATGCCATATTACAATTTTGGCATATTAAACCACGCATTTCATTACTTTTATGACAATGATCAACAACTAATCTACTCATGTGACCATCACCAGCCTCTACTTCACATACTTTGCACTTACTTCCTTGTTTTGCAACCATTAAGTTATATTCATGTTGCGTAACGCCATAAGTTCTTCTGTAGTGGGAGTCTCTACCATAAACCTCATAATGGCATTTTCTACAATGTTTGTAATAGCCATCTTTGTAGCGGACATTTTTTAAAAATTCGCTAAATGGCTTTTTTTCATAGCATAACCCACAAGATTTTGTTGTAATTTCAACATCAGAAAACTCTAATTTAAAAGAGTCTTCTAAGGAATACTTTTGTAGTTCTGAAGTCATGGCATAGCCGCTTTGATCTCGTCAAGAGTGGTTGCCGCATCAATGGCTGTTTGCATGGTGGCGTACTTATCACGCACAACTTGCCTTGCCGCTTCTGCCGCTGTTGCTTCAGAGGGAATGGTTGCTTTAATGTCCAAAGGCGCAAACTCAATCGTTCGTGCTATGCGTCTAGCATCATGGGCAATGGTTTTGGCTTTGTCAATGTTGATGGTAATCACTCTGAATACTCCCATGCGTTGCGGAATGTGCGGTCTGATGGAATGTCAGCTACATCAACAATCTTGTAGGGCTTGCCAGTAGGAACATCCTTGGCGGCAATTTCCTCAATGGTTAATCCGCATTCAATGGTTGGAATGATGACTGCAACACCACCATCGTCTGTTGGGTAAATAATTCTTGAGTTCATGGTTTACTTTATCTAAATACTGTAATACAAATATGACTTGCGTCTGATGCCGCAACAATGTTTAACGCAGTTGATGTTCTAGTCACATCTGATGTTCCAATTGTGAATGCTGAGGTAGTAAATGCCGCACTCTTTAAACCAAAACCACCTGCATATCCACTGTTTGTTGCTGTGTAATTTGTATTTGCACTTGAACCTGATACACAATAATTAACATCAGGCATTGCTGTTGTTAAGTTAATTGTGTAATCGCCAGTTCCATTATCCGTAATGCTTGATACATTCCCACTGCCACGAATAGCTGGAGTACCTGTTCCATTAAAGTTAATCCAAGCACGACACATATAGATTGGTGCAGTACCAGACACAGTAGCAACTTGTGCAGAGTTAATGGTTGGTGTTGTCAGTGTTGGGGATGTTCCTAATACAACTGCACCTGAACCAGTAGAAGTTGTAACACCTGTACCACCATTAGCAACTGGTAAAGCAGTACCTGATAATCCAATTGCTAATGTTCCACTTGTTGTAATTGGTGAACCTGAAATAGACAAAAATGATGGCACTGTTGCCGCAACACTTGTAACTGTTCCTGTCGAAGTTGAGGCAATTGAAATTGAACCATTACCATTTGTAATAGCTATTCCTGTCCCTGCAGTTAATGTTGCTTTTGTAAGAGTGTTTCCAGTTGTGTTGCCAATGAGAAGTTGTCCATCTGTATAACTTGTTTGACCAGTACCACCAGAACTAACAGCTAAAGTAGCAGATAAAGATGCGGCACTACCAGTAGTATTTTGATTCAGAGTAGGAATATCAGCCGCAACAATTGCTCTGAATGTTGGTACACCAGCAGACCCATTAGGTGCGGCTAAGACATAGTTTGCAGTCTTAGATGCGTAAGGGTTCTGAGTGTCACCATAATTTGCCGCCAAACTGATTGTTGGAGTTGTTCCACCAGTAGACGCAACAGGGGATGTAACGCCAACAGAAGTAACACCTGTATTGGAAATAGTCACATTACCAGTAGCACCTGAAACAGAGATGCCAGTACCAGCAATGGCTGATAACACGCCTGAGTTGGCAATGGTGATTGAACCAGCACCCTCAGTAATGGTTATACCTGTGCCATCAGTTAGTGTGTTCTTTTCCCAAAGATTTGTAGTGTCGTTATAGATTAAGACTTGACCATCAGTAGCATTCTGAGCAGACACATTGTGCAACTCATCCATCTCATAGCCGTTTTGTATACGAACATACAAACGACCATTGCCGCTGTTGGCTCTTTCAACCACGCCAATATAAACAAGGTGGTTAGGTGCGTAAGGCTTGGTTGCAGTTAATGTTCCTGCTGTTGCACCAAGATACAAAGTATCTCCTGCCGTATACGCTCCAAGGTTCAACCCATCTTGAACACCTTGGCAAAGAACCAAACCAGCTTGTCCAGCGGCAATGTCCTCAGCACAAACACCAAGCGTCTTAGCTGATGTTGCGTCACCAGTGTTGTATGCCAACTTAACAGATACCCGATCACCCTGTGCCGAATACATATAGACAGGCTGACCTTTGTTGATCGTTATAGCTTCATCATTAGTGACATAAGCATACAAAGTCTGACCAATATCAGCGGCAATGTTAGTTGTCAAACCAACAGTCAAAGTCTTTTGAGTGTCATCCCAATACAACTTACCAACAGAATTTGTATTTGTTGCGGTGGTATCAAACTGCACAAAATCAGGTGATGAAATGCCACCTGTGATGCCTGTCATTGAGGTGATGTTGTCGTTTGCGCCAGCAATAGCCCAACTTTGGTCAATCTTTTGCCAAGTTGAACCATTGAAAATCAACCAATCCCCTGCTTGCCAATCAGTGATGCCGTTCAGGTTTGTAGTTCCAGCAACAGAGACTACATAGTAATAGCCATTCGTGCCAGTGCTACTTGCAAGCGTAGGAGTGTTGGTAGATGCGTTCCAAGTGCCTTGATAACTTAATCCACCAGCAACTGATGCCCATGAAGTGCTTGTGCCATTGGTGGTTAAAAACTTTCCTGCATTTCCTGTCTGACTAGGAATCAGGTTATCAATTTGAGTCTGAAGTGAGGCTAGAGTATCAAGAACAGACTGAGAAGTGCCGCCACCATTAGTAATGACTTTGATGCGTTCTGCAAGGTCAGGAGCAACAACTTCACCAACATTGAGTTCAATACCAGAAGACAATGCAATGATAAGACTACCATCAAAATCAATCCGAGCAGAGGTAACAGAAACACCATCAACACCATCCACTCCATCACGCCCATCTCTACCAGCGTCACCCTTATCACCCTTTGAGCCATCTCGACCTGCTTTTCCATCTTTGCCATCCCTTCCATCTTTGCCGTTGATACCATCACGACCATCTTTGATAGAAGCAACACGCTTTTCAATGGCATTGCCTACATCGTCATAGCGAGAACGAATGTCAGCTTCAATCTTCTTCAGGGCTTGAACAACTAAGTCAACATTCTCACCAATCTTCTTCTTTTGCACTTCTTTGGCTTGAAGAACTGACTGACGCACTGAATCCAAAACAGCCATCTGCTGTTCAGGAGTCATATTCTTGAGAATTAACTCTTTGGCAAGTTTTTCTACATCCATTATTCAGTACCAGTTTGTGCAGAACTCAATTGCTTGGTCAATTGGTTGAGGAAATCTTCTTCCATGCCTGAAATCTTGTTGTTTTTCTCTGCCATTTGCAGTTCAACAATCTTAGACTTGTTTTTGATGTCTGCTTCTTTCAACATCAATTCGGCAATCTTAACTCGCTTGTCGAACTCTTTGGAGGCTTGGTCATCCTGATTAGGAAGATTCTTTGTCATTGCCGCCATGTTCTTTGTCTGAACTTCTTGAGGCATTAACTGTGTTTCAACCATCAATTTCTGTGCTTCAGCCCGATTTTGCTCTGCCGCTGTAGTGTTTACAGCAATTTGAGCCTGTGCCGCTTGGATAGCCAACTGCTGTTGAGCCTGTTGCATCTGTTGTTGCTCAGGATTGGGTTGCATCATCTCATCCAACTTGGCAATCAACTCCATTCGGTTGCTCAAACTAGAGTTTGCAACGATACCCTTGAGGATAATCGGCAAAACAGGAGTCTCAGCACCCAAAGTCTGCAACAAACCAATGAATTGCTGTTGCTCATACTCACGAGCAATGATGCCAAGGGTGGCAGTAGGCACAAAATTCATATCCACAGAGGGATAACGCTCTGGGTCAAACTGCATATAGCGGAAAGCCGCCTTTTTGATGAATGGAATCAAGAAATCTTCTTGGAAATTCACCAAAGTACGCTTGTATTTCTTGATGATCGAGGCTACTGCCATCGACATACCACCACCATCACGAGCAGATTGGCTGACCATGCCCTGAGAATCCAATGTTCCAGTGGCTTGGAGCAACATACGCTCAAATTCTTTGGCAGTGGCTAGGTTGTTGGGGTCAGTTTGACCAAACTTAAATGGGTAAAGAATCTCGCTTGGTGCGCCATTTGTAAGAATAGCTTTTCCGGGCTTTACCTCAAACTTCATGCCCCTTGGAAGACGAGTTGCATCCATCGCAATCATGGGGGAAGTGCTTAATGCGAGTGAATCTAAGTGACTGCGAGTCTGTGCATCAATGGCTTTTTGCATATTGAATGCTTTTTCCACTGTGCCACGACCCAACAAACGATTAGGAATCGTATCGTCTTGGTAACTCAATACAGGACGATCTTTCATCATGTATGGGTTTTCTTCAGCTTTGAGCAACAAGCCATCATTGGCAATCACAACAATGGCTTCAACCATGTCGGTGTAGTCTTCAGCCGCTGAGTTCTCAGGGAACAAGTCAACGATGTCTTTATTTTCTGCCAAGTTGTTCAGGTACTCACGAGGCACAAGACCATAGTAGGTCAGCAACAGTACTTTTTCATCCTGATACTGGCTCACCTCTTGGGTAGGCTCAAGATCGGTGTCTTCATAGGTAGGGGTGATGTCGACCTTGCGGTAGATGCCTTTTTCAATGCCAGCAACAATCTTGTGTATTGAGACATACTTCTCAATAGCAACACCCATACAGTCATCAATGGATGTGCCGTTAGGGTCAAACAGGAAGTTCTTAGGGTTGATCGGCATGATTTTCACGCCAATCCTGTCTCGCTCAATCACACCAATTGCGGCTTGACCTTGCATATTGGGAATTGCTTGAGTAGCAGGGATAAACTCTTTTTCGGTCTTGACGATAATCTCGCCAATGCCTGTCCCATAGATTTCAGCCATCAACTCGATCTGGTCGATAGCTTTTCTGATTTTGTCCTTCTTAAAGTCTTCAGTCAGTTGAGCCTTAATCAACTCAACATCAATGGGGTTACCGTTTATATCTTGGATATTGTCTTCAATGTCAAAGAACTCACCTTGACCAAAGATTGCTTCCATGATCTCAGCGTGACGAGTCTCAACTGCTTGCTGAGTGGCAGGAGTAACGATACGGCTACGCTCTGACTCACGAGTCTTGTCTTCTACAGCCCATTGACCACGAAAGATGCGCTCATACTCAAGCCAATCAGGGAGGAAGTTGGTGTCCCTGTAGTCACGCCACTTGGTGCAATGGTCAGTAACAAAAGCAGTTAGTTCTTTGTCAGCCTCAGTAGGCTCATAAAACTCGTTCTGCTCTAATTTGACTTGTTTGTCTGTTGCCATTTATATCCCC